GACGGGGTTTTGGCCTCACCAAATCCCATTCGATACACAAGAGCTGCACACCATGTTGGATGTGCTGAAGAAGAGAGCAAAGGAGAGCAACCGTGCCCGTAAGTAACGACATCAGTGTTTTAGGCATCAACGAAGCAATCCGATCTCTTAACAAGATTGAGCCTGGACTTCGTAAGGAGTTCAACAACGAAGCCCGTGCTATTGCTGCTCCAGCAACTGACGCTGTGCGTTCTGCGTATCGTTTTGTTCCTTTATCGGGTATGAACCGCCAGTGGGCAGGCCCAGCGGTTAAAGGTCGCAAGGTGTTTCCGTGGAATCTTGACAAGGCTCGCAAAGGCGTGGACGTGGTGTTTAACACTGACCGCCGTTCTCTTGGGACGATCAACATTGTCCAGCGTGACACGGGTACAGCCATCTTCGAGACTGCTGGACGCAAGAACTCCAACCCATTGGGCGATGCGCTTGGGACTGTTCTCCCCGGACGTACTCGTGTCATCGGCCCTGTTGTTTACAGCAAAGTCAACGAAATCACAGCTGTGATGGAGAAGTTCGCTATCAATATTGTCCAGCGCGTAAACCGAGAGTTGAACTAATGCTCAGTATTCCTATCGTTTCGTCCTTTGATGGCTCAGGTGTTGAGAAGGCTAAGAAGGAGTTTGCGCAGTTAGACGGTGCAGCTGCTAAAACCAAGTTTGCTTTTAAGAAGGCTTTGATTCCTGCGACGGCTGCTGTGGCTGGTTTGGGTGCTGCATTGTTTGATGCCACCAAGGGCGCTATGGAGGACGCTGCTGCACAGGATTTGTTAGCGAATAACTTGCGCCGTGCTACTGGCGCTACTGAACAACAGATTGCAGCCAATGAGGATTGGATTAGCACACAAGGCACCCTGCTCGGAATAACCGACAGTGAGTTGCGTCCTGTGTTGTCGAAATTGGCAAAAGCCACTGGTGACGTGACGAAGGCTCAGCAGTACGCAAACGCTGCCATGGACATAGCCGCGTCGACTTCTAAGCCTTTGGCGACCGTCACAGATGCGATAACCAAGGCGATGGGAGGCAACCTCACCGCGTTAGGCAAATTGGCTCCTGAGTATCGTCAGATGATTAAGGACGGCGCAGACTTCGAGACCGTCATGTCTCTTATTGCAGACACCACTGGCGGTGCTGCAACCGAGGCTGCAAACACGGCTCAAGGACAGTTCAAACGTTTTGGGATTGCTCTTGATGAAACCAAGGAGTCCATCGGCGCTGCACTGCTCCCAGCGATTGAGGCCGTCTTGCCGTACCTAACAAAGTTCGGTGATTGGGCTGCTAAGCACCCGGGCATCATCCTCGCCGTTGGTGCCGCTATCGCTGTTATCGCTGCATCCATCATGGCTGTAAACCTCGCTATGGCGCTCAACCCATTCTCAGCAATCATCATTGGCGTTGTTGCTGTTGGTGCAGCTGTGGTTTTGGCTTACAAGAAGTTTGAGGGTTTCCGCAATGTTGTCGACGCTGTTTTCAGTGGCATCAAGGTGGGCTTTGACTTTGTGGTCTCTTACTTCAAGACTTTGTTGACGATCTACAAGGGCATTTTTAACGGCATTGCTTCGCTGTGGAATAACTCCATTGGCAAGTTGTCGTTTAAGTTCCCGTCGTTTGTGCCGGGCTTCGGCGGTAAGGGCTTTGACGTGCCCAATATCCCGATGCTGGCAGACGGTGGCATTGTCCGATCTGCCACTCTTGCGGTGATTGGTGAGGCTGGCCCTGAGGCTGTTGTGCCTTTGTCCCGTGCTGGCGAGTTCGGCATGGGAGGCGGTAACAACGTCACTATCAATGTAAACGGCGGAGACCCGAACGCTGTGGTAGCAGCTCTACGCACCTACATGCGCCAAAACGGATCAGTACCTATCCGAGTGAGCAACATTTTCTAATGGCTCTCCAGTCCTACACCGTCGCTTACTCAACCAATGGCTCGACGTGGACTGGCTTAACCAATGTTCAAAACATCACAATCAAGATTGGTAAGAGCGCACAACTTGACGCGGTAAACGCTTCTATTGCTTCTTTTGAAATGCGATACCCCACGGGCTACGCCTCGCCTATCACCCAGTTAGTTGCCGGGTCATACATCAGAATCTCAAACACTACAGGTACTGCAATCCCTATTTGGTACGGAGAAATTACTGATGTAAACGCAACTTACGGCATCCCGTATGCGGGTGGCGTAGGCCCAGCTGACTTTCTCAATGTTTCTTGTGAGGGTGCTTTTGCAACTGTGGGCCGTATGCAAGGTAACGGCTACTCGATGGCTGCTTCTAGCATTGTTGACCAGTTTCAAAACGCAAACATTCAGACGGGTTTGAACTTTGGTTATTTGCCTTTGTCGTCTAGTACCCGTCTTGCTGCTACAACTGTAAACAGCACCTGGGGCGACTGGGTGAACCGTGTGTGTCAAAGCACTAACAGCCGTTTGTGGGATGGCATTGCTTTCAACGGGTCGACTGTTATCTCACCGTTTTTTAGCTCGGTTAGCACAGTTAACTTTTCGGATGTCGCAAATGACGCTACAAATCAGGTTTACAACCAAATCAACTTTGACAGCCTCGCAGACAACTTTTACACGCAGGTCACGGTCACCCCTGAAACGGCTGGCGCTGCCACGGTGACACAGGTGGGGGCTTCGGCACCGTTCCGCACGTATCAGACAAACACATTGAATGAAACCACAGCTCAGGCAACTGACTACGGGAACTATTTGTTGTCGAATTACGGTACGGCGCGTTTTGCTATTAGTTCGGTGACTTGTTCAGGTGATGCTCAGGCTTCGTTCCAGTTGGACAAGATGGGTGTTAACGGCGAGTTTGGCAAGACGGTGGGCCGTCAGGTGTCTGTGGCGTTTCGTGGCACCACTTATCAATGCATTGTGGAAGGTGTGACCATGTCGGCTTCACCTGCTAGTTCTTCGTTTACTTTTCACCTGTCCGGTGCTGATCTGAACGCTTATCTCATTTTGAACAATGCCGTTTTCGGCAGGCTCGATTTCAACAAGTTAGGTTATTAGTTATGAGTTTTCCATCTTTTTCTACTGGCGAGGTTTTGACCGCCGCAGATATGAACGCTGTCGGCATGTGGAAAATAGCCACTGCTAGCACGACCTCTTCATCCAATCTCATTGTGGACAATGTGTTTACAACGGATTACACGAACTACCGCTTGGTCTTTTCTGAAATCACGGGTTCAGGCGTTACTGGTTTAAACCTTTTGTGGCGCTCTGGCGGTTCAACTATTAACCTTTCTAACTATTACGGAACGCGAATTGGGTATTCGTACGCGGCAGCTGCACTTTCTTCGGCGACAGACAACGGAGGTGCAGCGCATCAAATTTGCGCCATTTTGTCGGGCAACACAACAAGCCCTGCATCACTAATTGTGGATGTCTTTGCTCCACAAAAAAACACTAGAAACACAAGCATTACGGCTCAGGGTGTAGATGCTCGTACAGGTGGTAACGGCGCGTTTTCTTATAGTGGTTTCTACAACGCCACAACCGCTATGGATGGCTTTGTTTTAAACGCTGGAGCGCAAACTTACACAAACGTCAACGTCATTATTTATGGATACCGAGCATGAGCAAAGAACCAGTAACAGGAACCTTTTACGACCACGCAACAGGTCTTACAACCGTAAGGGAGTTAACAGATGAAGAAATTGCTTGCCTGCCTGAGCCTGCTCAGTTGCCTGACGCTGAGTAGTTGCGCTGACCGAGTCCGCGAAAACTGCGAAACCACAAAAGCCACCGGCACATTCGAAAGGCGATGCCAATGAACCCCGAAAAAAGACTCAGCAACGAAGAAATCAAAGCCCGACTAATCCTCATTGTAGGAGTCGCACTTTCATTCTCATTCGTAGCTGCCATTGTCTCGCTGATCTACGGCTTGCTATTTGTTGTACAGCCTCTCGAGCAGGCACCCAATGACGCAGAAGCATGGGCTGTGTTGTCACCGATGCTGATGACCCTTGCCGGTGGTCTCATCGGTTTACTCGCTGGCAACGGCCTCAAGGACAAGCCCAAAGACCCACCGACCACACCGCCAGTGCCATGATTAGCGCCAGCGTCACAGTCGGCACCACACCAACCCTGCTCGTAGCAGGCGCTGTCGGAACACGCACGATCTACCTTCACGTTGAAGACAACAGCATTGTGTACCTAGGCGGTGCAACCGTCACCACCGCTGCAGGTACAGCCGTAGAAAAACACACCAGCCCCATTGCCATCACCCTCCGAGATGGCGACACGCTGTACGGCATCGTCACATCTGGAACCGCCGATGTCAGAGTGCTGAGGGACAACTAATGCCACGCAAATACCCGTTTTACCCATCGTGGGATGGCAAAGCCACAGACCCCGTGACCAAGAAGTTTTACGACCTGTGCAAACGCCGTTGGGCTTTCACCAACCTAGGCATGTACGCAAACCGCCCGATGCGTGGCAGTAAAAACCTCTCAGTGCATGCGACAGGGTTCGCTGTTGACATGGGCTACCCAGCGACCCGTGCAGGCCGTGCCACCGCCCGTGAAGCATGGGACTGGTTACTGCTTCACAGCGAAGAGCTGCGAATCTGCGAGATTCACGACTACTCGTATCTGAACCCTAAGCAGGATCCGAAAGACAAGACCGCCTGGGGTCGCGGATTTAGGTGCAGTCGTGGTGAGCAGAACAAAGGGGTCAAAGTGTTTACGTCCACCGACA